CCGCCGACCGTGGCGGTGGAGAAGAAGAGCAGATCGTTCTGGTTGCCGGTGTTGCCGAACGAATTGTAACCGAACGAAGTCTGGTTCTGCTGCGGCTGGTTCGCACCGCAGATGATGCAGGGCGTGCTCTGCGGCTGCGTGATGGCCGGATAGGTGTTAAGCAACTGAAGCTGGGTACCGCCGATCGTCCAGTCAGTGCCGCCAAGCGTAACGATTTCGGCGGGCGCGGGCGTGGCCATAAGGGCAGCGGCGGCCAGGGCCGCCAGGAAGGTCGTCTTGGTCATGGGTATCCTCGTTGGTTGTGACGTCACGGCGGCAGGATGCCGCCGTTCGATCCCGGAAGGCAAGATGTAAATTTACAGGTTGTGGGAAACTTTCTGCTTGCTTGTCATGTCCAGCCCATCGCGGTGACCTGCTGCGACGGTGCCCTGCGCACCCTCGGCGTCAGCCTGCGGGCGAACTCTGTCATGAGACCCCCATGCACCACCAGCGCGATGTACTGCAGGCAGTCGGCGACGTGGGAGAATCCCTCGCGGTCGAATTTCTCCGGGATGTGGCGCAGGCCGCCGTCCTTGTGCTTCTTGTAGCGATAACCCCCTGACATCGCCCGCGTCAACCACGGGCACTGCGGGCCGTTGATGATCAGCGCCGGGCCGCCGTTGACCTGCCGCCCCAGCAGCGCCTCCACCGCGCGCAGCCTCGGGTCGATGTCGTTGGTCGGTGCCGGGAACGCCGGCAGTCCCATGCGCTTCAGCGCCTCGAAACAGGTCTCCTCGGCGATCGTGCCCTTGGCGATGCCTGAGGGGTCGCCCACCAGGATTACCTTCGACCCGATGAACTTGTTCGAGAACAGCTTCGGGCGTAGGTTCTCCTCGATGTGCTTCTCCAGACCGACGTTCGTCGCGGGCACCTCCTGATGGATGATGAGCCGTCCCATGTGATCGACCTGGCCGATCAGCGACCATGGGTTGCGGCCGAAATCCTGTCCGACGACGAGGGGATAGCCGGGGATTACCAGGGTTTCCGGGACGACGTGGAACGATGGCTTGAAGGTCGATTTAAAGACCGCCTCGCCGGACGGGTCGTCGCCATACTGCGCATAGACGTACCGTTTGACCCACGCATGGTCGCTGCCGTACATCTGCAGAAACTGTTCGTAGTACTTGCGTCCCTGCGCAACCCGCACTGGGTGGTTGAACGGCAGGTTCTTGGTCGTCTCCGTCTGCAGAAGGTAGTTGAGGTTTTCGGCCTCGGGCGACATGCCGCTTGGCTGGACAAAAACCTGCCAGTTGGCTGGCGGTTCGGTCATGAACTTGTGCCAGTCGCTGAGTTCGACTGGCATATTGGTGTCGGCGATGATCCCGTACCAGGTCGGCACCCCGCGATTGCCCGACGGGTAGCGGCCGATACGGCCACTGACTGGCGCGAGCACGTCAAAGTTCATCTCGATCGCTTCCGAGAGCCACGCCCCGGTCAGCTGCATGGACAGCAGCCGGGCCTGGTCTTCGGAATTCTCCAGCGGAATGAACACCAGCTCTGACTTCACGTCCGAGAAATCCAGGTAGTAGCAGTTCTCCGACACCCGCCATTCGCCAAGGCCCTCGAACCATGACTGCGCGTCTTTCAGAACAGTATCTTTCAACTGTTTCAGCGTCTGCCTTACGACTGCCCACCTGGTGTAGCGATAGCCATCAGGGGCCTTGGCTTGTGCCATGGAGCGTCTTAGAATCTCTATCAGGCATGCGGTCGTTTTACCTGAACCTACGGGACCGGCAGCTATTCGACCGAACGCCTCCGACTTCATGAAGGTCGCCATCGTCGGCGGCGCGGTGAAGTTGACGGTCATTTTTCGTGCTCGATCACCTTGCTACCCAGGTTGACGTCGTTGGCGTCGATCGCCACCGACTTGTTGTAGTGCTCGACGTCGGCACCGAGGTTGATGGTGATGACGAATCGTTCGGATGCGGTCTTGCCGTCGGACTTGGCATCGCCGATGCCGGCGTTCTTGCACAGCTGCTTGAAGGTATCGAGCGCGCGGTCGAGCGGCTCGTTGGGGTCGAGCATGCGCCGGCCCATCACCGGCAGCCCGACCTCGGCGTAGGAGGCGGAGATCAGCTTGACCCGGTCGGCGGCCGACAGCGCCGAATTCCACTCGATCGCATAGTGCTCGCGCACCCGCTTGTAATAGTCGGACTTGGAGATTTCGTAGTAGTCCTCTTCGGTGATGCCGAAGTCGGCGAAGATCGCGGTGTGGTTGCGGATGGCCATCGTCATCTCGCGCGCGAGCTGGGCGATGGATGCTTCGTTGAGGTCTGCCATGGGGGTTGTTTACCCGGCCAACCCTTAACCCTTTCTTAAGACATTGCCGCTATCGGTTGGGCCATGGCACTTTCATCGTCATCCCTTGGCCCGCAGAACCTGCTTCAGGTCGTCCCCCCAGCCGCCCTGGAGGCGCACCTGCAGCGGCAGGCGGAGGAGCGGTCGGCAGCGATGGCTCCTCTCGCCCCGCCGACACCGGAGCTGGCCGGCTACATCCGCAGCCAGTTCGAGATTTTCCGCAACCACCGCAACACCGCCGCCGGCTGGTCGGGCCGGCTGATCGAGGCGCTGCGGGTGTTCAACGGCCAGTACTCACCCGACAAGATGCGCGAGGTCGCGAAGTTCGGTGGCTCACAGATTTACGCACGCCTTACTGCACAGAAGTGCCGGGCTGCTTCTTCGCTGCTACGCGACGTATATCTTGGTGGCGACCGTCCTTGGAAGGTCGCACCCCCGGCCGACCCGGACATTCCTGCGGAAATTCTTCAGAAGATCGACGCGCTGCTGAAGAACGAGGCGCAGATGGTGCTGCAGGCCACCGGCCAGTACGCGCCGGAGGACGCGACCCAGAAGCGCAGGCTGGCGATGCTTGAGTCGGCGATGGAAGCGTCGAAGAAGAAGGCCTCCCAGCAGGCCAAGATCTCGGAAAACCGGATCGAGGAAATCCTGCGCGAGGGCATGTACTACCATGCGCTGGCGGAGTTCATCGTCGACCTGCCGATCTTCCCGTTCGCCTGCATGAAGGGGCCGTCAGTCAAGATCGTCCCGGAGGTGGTCTGGCCTCCCGGCGGCGGGCAGCCGGCTGTCCAGCAGCTTCCCAAAATGGTCTGGGCACGCATATCGCCGTTCGACGTCTGGTGGACCCCCGGCGTTGCGGATATTGCGAATGCCAACGTAATAGAGAAATCCCGGCTCACCAGGGCGGAGCTGAACGACCTGCTCGATCTTCCCGGCTTCAACCAGGACGAGGTACGGGCTGTGCTTGAGGAGTATGGCCGGGGTGGGTTGTACGACAACTGGGATACGACAGATGCTGAACGTTCGGTGCTGGAGAGTCGCGAGAATCCAGCTTGGAACCGCAGTGGTCTGATCACCCAGATGGAGTTTCACGGCAACGTACAGGGGATAGTCCTGCAGGAGTACGGAATGCCGGGTGTCTCGGATCCACTGCGGGATTACCATATCGATGCCTATGTGATCGGCAGCCACGTCATCAAGGCCAACCTGTCGCCATCCCCGCGCGCACGCCACAACTATTTCATCACCTCGTTCGAGAAGGTGCCCGGCACCCCGGTCGGCAACGGCCTGGTCGACATGATCTCGGACATCCAGGACGTCGCCAATGCCACGCTTCGTTCGCTGGTCAACAATATCTCAATCGCTTCAGGGCCGCAGGTCGTGGTTAACGATGATCGTTGTCGGCCGGAAGAGAATACGGATGAGCTGTTTCCATGGAAGCGATGGCACGTCTCTAACGATCCAGTGGGCAACAATTCCAAGCCGCCCGTCGAATTCTACCAACCCCAGTCAAACGCCAACGACCTGCTGACCGTCTTCAAGGCCTTCGTGGACCTGTCCGACGATGTGTCGGCCATCCCGAAGTACATAGGAGGACAAGCATCGGGCGGGGCCGGCCGGACCGCGTCCGGCCTCGCCATGCTGATGGGCAACGCATCGAAGATCCTGCAGACCGTCGCCGCCAACATCGATCGCGATGTGTTCGAGCCGGCGCTGATGCAGTTGTCCGACCTGGTGCTGCTGTCCGATACGACGGGAATTCTGACGGGTGAGGAGGACATCTACGTCCAGGGCGTCAATGTTGCCGTCCAAAGGGAAACTCAACGTCAACGGCAGTTGGAATTCCTGCAGCACACCGCCAACCCGATGGACATGGACATCATCGGCATCGCCGGGCGCGGCGAGGTGCTGCGATCGGTCAGCCAGACCATCGGGCTGGATGGTGGCAAGGTGGTGCCCTCGGCCGAGGAGCTGCAGAAGAAGCAGGAAGCCAAGGAGAAGGGCAAGCAGCAGCAGGACATCGCCGAACAGGTCGACAAGGGCATCCAGCAGGGTGTCGAACAGGGCGTGCAGCGGCTGACGGCCGAACTCACGCAAGGCTTCCTCGCGTCCAAGGCGCAGATGCCCGGCATGCCGGGCGAGGAAGGGGGCATGGAAGGCGGTTCGCCAGCATCAGACCAGGGCGGCTCGCCGGGAGGCCCTCCGGGCGGTCCCCCAGGGAATCAACCCGGCATGGGACCGCCCCCTTCGGGGGGCGGCGACCAGATGTTCCGCAACATGCAGGGCAACCAGCCTTCGCGCATGAGCAACCAGAACAGCCAGCCACAGGACGTGGTCGGCAACCAGCCACGCATCGGTCCGGGCATGCGCCCGCGCCCGATCGGTGGAGGCCCAGGTTAACCAAGAGGAGAACTACCCATGGCGTCCTATACTGTCCGATCCCGTACCCTGAGTGGCATTGCCACGGCAACGGTGACTGCCACCACTGCCGAAGCGGCGATTCGCGCGACCGTCGCGACCGGCACCACCGGCGGCAGCGAGGTCCAGGTTCTCAGCGCCGTACTGGCCTGAGATAACCTCCGGGCTACGACCTTGAGCGCGAAACTCGCATGGAATGCGATCGTCAGGAATGAAGCTGCGGTCATCGACCGGTGTCTGGACAGCCTGCTGCCGCATGTCGACTGCGGCGTGGTGGTGGACACCGGTTCGATGGACGGCACCCCCGAACGGATCATGGAAAAGTTCGCGGCGGCCGACAAGCCGGTCGAGCTGCACTACGCGCCGTTCGTCAACTTCGAACAGGCACGCAACGCCGCCCTGAAGCGCGCACGCGAAAGTCCTCTTGCGTGGGACTACCTGCTGCTGGCCGACGCCGACATGGAGCTGAAAGTCCTGCGCCCGGACTGGCTCAATGGCGAGAAAGGATTGTCCTATGACATCCGACAGGTTTCAGGGTCACTGGGGTACTACAACCGACGCCTGGTCAGCCGTGATGCAGACGGCTGGTACTGCGGCGTTACTCACGAATATCTCGATGTGCCGACAGCTGGCGTTCTCGATGGAGCTGTGTTCGTCGATCATGCTGACGGGGCTAACCGGCCAGACAAGATCAGCCGCGATATTGCCCTTCTTGAAGCCGCCCTCAAGACTGAAACTCGTCCGGGACTGATCCAGCGGTACCACTTCTACCTGGCCAACTCGCATTACGATCTTGGTGACCTGGTCAAGGCCGCGCAGCACTACCGGATCAGGCTTGACCTTGGCGGGTTCGCCGAGGAGGTCTGGTATGCCAACATGCGCTACGCCATGTGCCTCCTGCGTTCGGGCGAAACCCGGCGTGGCGTTTTCGAGATGATGAAGGCGCACCAGCTGCGCCCCACGCGCGCGGAGCCGCTGTACGAGCTGGCGAATTTCTATCGCGAACGTGGCGAGAACCACACCAGCCTGCTGTTCTCGAAACCAGGCATGGCGATGCCGAAGCCGAACGACCAGCTGTTCGTCAACGACTGGGTCTACTCGAACGGCCTCAAGGAAGAATTCGCGATCTGCGCTTATTATGATTTGCCAAATCGTAAACAGGGTGCTGCTGTCTGCAACGAACTGTCGTTGCGCGGTTCATCGCAGGCGCGTGGCAACCAGTTCTGGTACCTCCAGCCATTGGTGCAACATGTCCCGTCATTTCGGCCTACCCACATCGAAATGCCCCTACCGGATGGCTGGGTGGCAACCAACCCGTCGGTCATCAAGCTCGGTGCCTACGCCTGGGCCATCGTCCGCACCGTCAACTACACCATCACTGCTGAAGGCATGTATTCAGTCCTTGGGTCTGATGGCAGTTTTAACCGCTACCACCCTATTCGCACTCGCAATTATCTTGTGGGCTTCGACGGCGAACTGAAGGTTTCGACCCGCCGCGAACTGTCTCCACCCCCCGACTGGCCGGAGCCGAAGTTTGAATTGGTACGCGGGTTCGAGGATTCCCGGTTGTTTCAGTACGATCACCGGCTGTGGACATCGTCGACGGTGCGCGAGCTGACCGAGGACGGCGTGTGCCAGCAGGTGGTGACGGCGCTGGACCAGAAGGGTTACACCGACGACTGGATGGTGTTCGAGTCGCACCAGGGCACGCACGAAAAGAACTGG